CGGTCGCCCGTAGGCAGCCGGGACAGCCCCTGCGTGCCCTCACGCTCGACGCGGTGATGCGCGCCGCACCCGAGGTCGGGGCGGAGCTGATGAAGCCCGTACAGGTGCGCAGGGGGTTCGTGGCAAGGCAGCTCGCCGCAGCCGGGAACCGCGTCCTGGGGACGTGGGCGGTGTCCCGAGGTGGAGCGAGCCCCAAGGCCAGGGCGCTCTACGACCGGGTCGCCCAGTCGGTAGGCCAGCTCGACAGGACGGTCCAAGCAGAGGTGACGAGGCTGGTGCAGGACGGGGCCGCGCGCCAAGCATACGGCGTCCCGCCTGGAGTGCAGCTCTCCGAGCGTGAGGCCATGATCGTGATGGCCTTCACGCACCCTCAGGTACTGAAGGCGGGGGACGTGCCGGTGATCACCACGTCGATGGACGTCGCGGACACCGTCGAGAGCCTCGCCGTGTGGGGGGAGAAGGCGTTCGTCAACCTGCGCAACTTCACCGAGACGGTGGCCTCACGCCCAAGCGCGGCAGCGTACCCGATCCAGGCCCGCCTCTCCGAGGGTGCAAAGGCACGGTTCGTCACGATCATGGACAGCCTGCCCCCGCAGCGCCGGGATGAGGCCCTCGCCTCGTACCTGATGGAGCTGAAGGGGATATGGTCGAGCGTGCCTGGGGTGAAGGTAGCCGACCCCAACGCCGCCGAGAACTTGATCTCCGGGACGCTGTTCGCGCTGGAGACGGGGAAGATCCACCAGAGGGCACTCTCCGAGGCCGCGCCTCGTGTACCTGCGGACCTCGCTCCCGGTGTAGACGTGGGGCAGCTCACGGCTCAGACGATCTACCGTAGGCTGGAGGAGGCCCTGGGCCAGGACGCCCGTGCTGGATACGAGTGGCTGCGGGACGTACCCTCTCTGGAACAGGTCGAGCGCCTGCGCATCACCGACCGGGCCGCCTATGACCGCGTGCTCCTCGTGGCGGACGACATCGCCACGTCATGGATCGACGAGCTTGGGCTGGCGACGGCCACGGCAGAGGAGCTGGTGGCGAGGTTGGAACAGGTGATCACCTCCCCGGCTGGGCGGGGCATCCTGTCCAAGGATGCAGAGGAAGCCCTGCGCGCCAGCATGAAGTCCGCCTCGACCCTGGAGGCGGCAGCCGAGGCCGTAAGGAAGGACAGCACCCTCGCCGCCTGGTTCAAGGCTGGCGTCGAGAGCTTGACCGCGACGCAGTACGCCCTCATGCTCACGTTTAGGACGCGGTTTCACGGTCCAAACTTCCTCACGGCTCCCGCGATCATGGTCCAAACGATCGGAGGCAAGGCCACCCGTGAGGCCCTGTCCAGGTACGACAGGGGCGCCATGCTGGCGGCCTACGTCGCCCAGCCCCTCGGCATGTCGGGTCGACTCAGTGACTCGGTGAAGCGTGCCCAGGTGGCCGTCACCGATCCCGCTGGACGGGCCTGGACCTGGGATGAAGTAGCGACCCTGGCGCGTGAGGGCGGGATCACCCGGTCGGTGACGGGTACGGCGGCCAGCAAGCAACAGGTAGAGAATGCCGCGCGCATCATCAAGGATGCTCGGGCGCTCCCGACCCGGTTCGCCTCCAAGGCCGTCGCCCTGGGGCAATCGTTCGCGGAGGCATCCGACACCAGCTTCAGGGCCAGCGTCCTGCTCGCCGAGCTGGAGAAGGGGACCGATCCCCAGGTCGCGTTGAAGCTCGCGAGAGAGAGCCTCTACGACTACGGCAAGATGACGGACTGGGAGAAGTCGAATGTGCAGTCGTGGTTCGCCTTCTACTCGTTCACGAGGGCTTCCGCCGTCGCCACCATAGAGGGCATCCTCAGCAACCCCACGCGGTTGAAGAACATCACCGTCGCCAGCAAGGGTATGAACTTCTACGGGGATTCGGAAGACCAGAGGAGCTGGTTCTACGATCCCGAGTACGTCCGGTCCCGTCCCCTGCTCGCGATCTACGACGGGGTCGACAAGGCCCGGTACGCCGAGTACGCGCCCCCGCTGCCGCCCGTGGACGGGGTGCTGTTCCTGTTGAAGATCCTGAAGTCGGCGGCAGAGCGGGACATGCAGAGCTTGACCGTCGAGCGCGCTACCCCGACCCTCACGGTCCTGTTGGGCCTGGACGAGGACGGCAAGAAGCGTGTCCTCGAACAGGGCTACATTGACCCGAGGCACGTCGCCTGGCTTCAGGCTCTCGGGGGATGGACCACGTTCCAGGCCCTCGTACCGGGAATCCAGTCACGACCGGCACGGGTCGGGGAGACGAGCTGGAACGGGCGAGTGTACTCGCTGCGGGATGATGGCGGGAGCGTCAACGTCGAGGGGGCTAAGACCTACTGGGCCATGCTCCAGGCGGCGACCCTCGTGGGCGCCACGGGAATGATCAACGACTATGCACCCTTGACCGCTGAGCTACAGCCTGACGGGTTCGTCAGCGGTATAGAGATGGACACCTCGGTAGCTGAGCTATCGGGTGCGGTAACCCAGGCACGACTCTCGACTCCTCAGGAAATCGCGGCAGCTAAGCGGCGATCACTCCTGGCGAACACCAAGACGAAGGCACCGAAGTGAAGCATGAGCAAGACACCCGCAGCACCGCGAGCGCCTAGAGCAAAGGCGGCTCCTGCCGCGCCAGTGACTCCCAGCAAGACGAGGAAGCGTGGGCGCCCTCCTACGGTCAAGTGCGACCTCTCCGCGCTCAAGCAGGCCGCTGAGCGCCAGGAGCTGGAGAACCTGTTCTGGGCCACGGCCCGCGCCATCATCGAGCACACCGAGTATTGCCACCCCGGACAGCGGGATCATATCGCCGGGCTCGGGAGCCTCACGGCGTTGATGCGGTTGAAGATCACCAAGTCCGAGACGGACGGTGCGGAGGACATGAAGAAGATCGCTGAGGGTTTGAACGCCTGGATCAGGGAGTCGGATCGCGAACGCGGCATGGTGTCCGTGGCCTCCAAGCGGCTAGAACTTGATCACGCCTGAGTCCATACGCGAGGCCGTCTCCTCCATCGAGGAGGACTTCTACTCGTTCGCGGAGCGGCTGAAGATCGTCTCGGCTGGAGGGGAGGTCGTCCCCCTGCGCCTGAACCCGGCACAGGTCAAGGTGGCCGAGGCCCTCCTCCGGGGGTGCAGCGTCGTCGTCACCAAGGCCAGGCAGCTCGGGATCACCACGGTCTGCACCGCCTATGCGTTCTGGAAAACGTACACGTCACCTGCGCCTGTAAATATTGTCTCCATTCTCCATAAGATGGAGGCGTCCAAGCAGGCTTTTACCAAGGTGACCGGGTTTTACGACAGCATCCCGTCACCAATTAGGCGCAAGCTCCGGGGTAGGAACGCTAGCCAGATCCAGTTCAAGGAGTCGCGGGCGACGTACATGATCGCCACTGCGGCAGGCGACGGCGGGATGAGGTCGTGGACACTTCATCTAGCGCACCTGTCAGAACTCGCGTACTACAACGACCCGGAGGAGGTGCTGGCCACGGTGATCGCCGCGTTGAACGGGAACCCGTGCGTGGTCGAATCGACATGCAGGCAGTACGGGGACGCGATCCACTCCCTCGTGGACCGGGCGCAGAAGGGCGAGCTCCCCGGGCGTTGGGAACTCCTGTTCTTCCCCTGGCATGAGCATGGGGACTACACCCAAGACCCGCCTCCGACCTGGAGGCCGACGCCCCGAGAGCTGGAGTACCAGAGGAAGTACGGGCTCAGGCTGGCCCAGCTCTACTGGTGGACGCAGAAGCGTTTGGAGATCGGGGCCGACCTCATGCGGACGGAGTACCCGTCCAGCCTGGATGAGCTGTTCGAGCAACGGTCGGGAAGCTACTACACCTCAGAGGATCTTGAGCACGTCACGGTGATCCCCTCCATAGCCTTGACCGACTGGGAGATCGAGCCCCCGCAGAAGGGCGTGCAGTACGCCATCGGGGTTGACGTCTCGGCTGGTGTTGGCCGAGACTACAGCGTGGCCTACGTCCTGTCCAAGAAGACCAGGTCCCCCGTCTACGTCTACAGGTCGAACGAGACGACTCCCGAGGTGTTGGCCCGGCGGTTACAGCACCTCGCGAAGTACTACCATGACGCCCTCGTGCTCGTGGAGAGCAACTCCTGGGGCCTCCCGGTCCTTGCCGGGTTGCGTCACCTCGGAGGCGTTCGACAGTGGATGCGGGCCGGGAAGCCGTGGGTGACCACGGCCCAGTCTAAGCTCCTGTTGCACGAGGAGCTCAAGTCCGCGATCAGGCGTGGGGAGATCCCCCTGTTGGACTACGGCGTCGTCTCCGAGCTGCGCGCCCTTGCCCTTCCCGAGGCCGGGCTGGCGCCTGAGTCGGTGCGCGGGGCACGAGGGCACAGTGACGCGGCGATGGCGTTGGGCCTCGCCTGGCAGGCCCTCAAGGCGGTCCCCGAGCCCGGTGACTTCATCGGGAAGATGATCAGCGCACACAAGATCCAGCAGGCCCGTCACGCTCGCCAGTCTATACTCCTACCTAGATGACCGCACGCAAACCTATGGTTTGCCCAAGGATTCCCACGATGTACCAGCGCATGATCCCCGGCCTCCTCGCCCGTCATAGGGCGTACTACGACTCGCAGCGGTCCACGCTCCGGCGCTACCGGGACTTGTACGAGGTCGCATTCTGGAAGGGCGTCGAGGGTGCCGCCGCACCGGCTGAGGCCGTGGAAGTGGCGGACGCCAATAGCTGGATCGAAGGTTTCGTCGCCTCGTTGTTCAGCAAGGCCCCAGCCGTGCGCGTTGGTGGATCGATCCGGCCCGGTGACGGGAAGGATTCTGTCGCCGAGGCAGTCTTGAACGCCTTCCTCTACGATCAGCAGAGCACCTTCACCAACGGGACGAGGGCCAGCCTGATCTTCCCGAGCGCGTTCTTCAAGCTCTCGGTGGACGCGGGCCTCGTTGACGTAGACCCTATCGGGTCGATAGGGATCGAGTTCCTCCTTCCTTGGGAGGTCATCGTCGACGAGAAGGCGAGGTCAACCGACGCCCAGCGGTGGATCGCGCACGTCGCGCAGATCACCGTGGCCTCGGCCCGTGAACGCTGGGGGGCGTTGAAGTGGCGCCCGAGTGAGGCCGTCGAGTTCCTCTCCGAGTCGGGGGACGCGCGCCAGCGCCAGGGCACTGATGACGCGGCCCAGGCCGGGGAGGATGATGGTCATCAGCTCGTGGAGATCGTCGAGTTCTACGACCTTGTGCGCGGGAAGCTGGTGCTCTACAGCCCGAGCCTTCAGCGTGAGGACAAGATCTTGTCCGTCGCGGACATCCCCCTGAAGGACTGGCGCGGGCGTCCCCTGCCCCCGATCGTTCCCTACTACCTGAACTCCTCGCCTGATGCCCCTCTCCGGGGCTTCTCCGCCATCCGCAAGATCTACGACCCGATCCGCGAAAAGAACCTTCTAAGGTCGAAAATGGCGGAGATCGTGCGCCGTGACGTCAACCAGTTAGGGTTCGACAAGAGCGCGATCGACGAGGATCAGGTGTCCCGGATCATCACCGAGGGGGAGAGCGCGCTGATCCCCTTCAACGCTGGAGCTACGGCATCAAGCGTATGGCTCCTGCCTCGTACCCCGATGAGCTCCAACTACGGCGCGTACTTGTCTTATCTGGAGCAGGACATCCAAAGGTCCAGTCCAACCGCCCCTTTCACGAGGGGGGAGGCGACCAAGGCGACGGCCACCGAGGTCAACGCCATGCAGCAGTACACGAGCGCCGAGATCGGGAAGATGGCCCGTGTGAGGGACGAGGCTATCGAGAGGGTGGCCACCGTGTACCTCTCGATGCTCGCGGCCCTGCTCGACGAGGATCAGACCGTCGGAGTCTTGACGGTGCGTGGCGAGCCCGTCGTGGTGAAGTCCGCCGACCTCACGGGGCGGTTCAAGGTCGCGGCGGTCGACCAGCTCGCGACCCCGATCGCCCAGGCCACGAGGAAGGCGGAGATCTTGCAGCTTTTCCCAGCCCTCGTGCAGCTCGGCGTCCCGGCGCAGGAGGTGTTGCGCCAGCTTGGGGATGCGTTCGAGCTCCAGTGGGTGAAGGAGCTGGCGGACAAGGCGCCTGAGCCCCCGCCTACGGCACCCGTGCCCGCACCCGTGCCCGCACCTGCTGGTGCGCCCGTCCCTGAAGGAGGTGTGTGATGCCCATGTACGAGGGCCGCTGCTCGTCTTGTGGATGCGTCGAGGAGTACCTGCTCGGGGTCGAGGAGGCCCTGCCCCCGTGCTCATGCGGGGGCGGCATGATGCCCTTGATCTCCGCCTGGGCTCTCACGCCCTCACGCTGGGGAGACTCTCACTCCTACTACTCCTCGACCCTGGGCCACGTCGCCAATGCGCAGGACCGGGACCGGAAGCTCAAAGCCCAGGGGCTCGTTCACCTGGACGAGGTGGGCCGGGACCGCGCCGACTCACTCCTAGACCGCAGGCGCCGTGAGGACGCGGCCATCGA